ATTAAAATTTATAGTTACTATACATTTAATATATTCAGTAAATTTATTAAAAAAGAATTTAATTTTTGGTAATTCAAGTATCATATCATTAAATAATATACTATTTGGATTAATAAGTTCAGTTTTTTTAATAAGATTAGATTCATATTGAATACAAGAGGTATTAAATGTAATTTGATTACCCCAGCTATCATAAAAAGAAAAAGTTAAAGTTGTAATATTACCAAGTGTTGGATCTTGATAAATTTTTACAGCATAATAAGGATTACCTCTATAATATAATAAACCTGTAACTTTATCAGGAAATACTGTAAATGAGTTATCATTAATAGGATTAGTTGCTAAATTTTGACGATTAGATAATTCTGGTATTTTAACTAGTACAAATCTATCAGTAAATAAAAGTGCAGTATCATTAATATTTGGAATATATCTATTACATAATATTTTTGTTTGTAAATGTCTTTCTAAATCATCTCTAAAATTTATATTACAAGTATTTGGACAACTTTCATTACATTCAGGATCACAATATTTCCAATTACAATTTATAACGACTGAACTAAATCGTGGTAATACAATATTATCTAATCTTATAAATTTTACATTTATAAAATCTCTCGAAATATAAGGATTAAATATTTTTTTAAGTCTATTATCATAATTTACCATAAAATTCGGACTTGTGCCAAATAATAAAATATCATCTTCAATATTATTATCAATATATGGTTTTATATTTGGATTATTATATTTTTTTTTTCCAGCTTTTTTAAGTTCACTTTTTAATTCATCTTTTGAAGAAAGTGTATTTATACCACTATTAACAACTGGTCCAAAGGTAACTTTATATACAAAAGGATCTGGATATAAATCAACATCTCTATCAGTTGAATCTATATTTAATCTATATTCAACAATTGTGTCTTTATTTATTGGATTACCTAAATTATCATCTAAAGTATTATTTTTATTTGAAAAATCTGTTTTTTTATTTATAGGTTTATTTTCAGTAAAATTTTGTTGATAGTTAAATTGACGAAAATCATTAAGATCTTCATTTTTAGAATTATTATTTTCATTTCTATAAAATGTACTATTTGGTTCATAACTATTATAATTTTTAACAAATTGTTGTTGTTCTAAATTAAATTTACTATTCATTTATAATATATAAATAAAATAATTTGTGTTTAATATGTTTTAAAATTAGATAAATATATATTATTATATATTTATAAATGGAAAAAATATTTTTATCACAACAAAATATTATAAGTCAGACTAAAAAATTAATTTTATATCTTGAATTAGATGAGACACAAATTAATAAGGAGGTTGTTTTAAAATGTAAAAAAATAACAACAAATTATATGACTGCTGTATTTGATAAATATGGAAATAGAAAACCTACTAATTTATCTACAAAAGATTTTTTAGAAAAATTAAATAAAAAAAGTTTAAGTGATTGTTTTAGAATGTTTGAAGAAAAAAAACAAATGAATAGAAAAAATAATACTTTAAATAATATTCAATCTTTACCTAGACAAAATAATAATATGAATAATAATAATATGAATAATAATATGAATAATAATATGAATAATAATATGAATAATAATAGGAATAATAATAATAATAATAATAATAATAATAATAATAATAATAATATACAAGGTATACCAAATAAATTTGCTAGACCTGAAGATATGATGAATAATATAACAAATAACAATCCAGCAAAAAATAGAGAATACACATCCTATAATGATGGAGGAGGTGCCTATGCATCTTTTAGCACAATGGATTCAAGTGCAGGTCCATTTATAACAGCAACAGGAGAATATGGATTACCATTAGAAATGGAGAATAATAATTCTGGTAATTCTGGTAATTCTGGTAATATTAGTAAATTTAATGATGGAAAAAAGAATTTTTCAGATGAATTAGAAAGAAGAATGAATGTTTTACAAACAGAGTATAGAGGTGGTCCCGGATCCAATCAAAATAGTGGTCCTCAATTAGATGAATTAACTGCAAAATTATTAAATTTAAATAATACTGGTGCACAAATACCAGCTGGTATGGTATTACCACCAAGTATGCAATCTAATAATAATAATAATAATAATAGAAATATGAATAATGGAAATATGAATAATAATGGAAATATGAATAATAATGGAAATATGAATAATGGAAATATGAATAATGGAAATATGAATAATGGAAATATGAATAATAATGGAAATATGAATAATGGAAATATGAACAATAATGGTTCAGGGTCTGTAGATTATACATATAATTTTACAGATGATGTTGGTTCTGATTTTAATCAAGCATATGGTGGTCAAGAATCTTCATATACAGGAATAGATAGTTTTGAAAATAATTATAAACCAATGGCAAATAATAATTCTAATACAAGTGACACTGATTTAGATACTAAATTAAAAAAGATGGAAATGGAACGTAGTAATATTAATAAATTAATATCAAATATACCTAAAACAACAAATTTTGATCCAATGCAATCACCTAATCAAAATAAGCAAAATAATCAGAATAATCAAAATAATCAAAATAATGATTTTTTTTTTTTGAATAATAAAAATTCAAAAGAGAATATGCCTAATAAAAACAATAATTTACAACCAAATTCTAAAAAAAAAATTATAAATACTGAGAAAAATACGGAAACCCAAAAAAAAAATACAGTAATCAAAAAGAAAGATATTGAAAAAAAAAAAGAAATTATAGAAACAAAAAAAGAAATTATAGAAACCAAAAAGAAAAATACAGAAACAAAAAAAAAGAAAAATATAGAAATTATTAATAAAGATATAAAGAATAATACATCAAAAAAAAATACTAAAAATAAAAATATCAATATTGACATAGATTTAGAAATAGAAAAATTAGAAAATGAAATAAAATTAGAAGAAGAAAAAAAAATGAATGAATTAAAAAATTCAAAAAAAGCATTAATAAAATTATTAATAGATGCTAAAAATAATAAAGATGATGAAATAGATAATTTAAAATCAAATATAACAGATGATACAAGTGATTCATCAAAATCATTAGAATCATTTAAATTACAGAATAAATTACCTATAAATGAAAATAAAATTTTAGAATTAAAAATAAATAAAAAAAATCCAAAAGATAATTTAAGAATACAAGATAATTTAAGAATACAAGATCATTTATATGAAAATAAGATAATTGAAATTCAAAGTAATAAAATTGTAGATTATGAATGTTTTAATGATTATATGATAAATTTTGAAGAAAAAATAAAATTTAAAGATATAAATTTAAATAGTATCTTATTACCTAAAAATAATATTGAAAATATAATAGAAGGTAAAAATAATAGATTAAAAATAAAAATTGGTTTAAAAGAACATATAATAGAATTAGAAGGGAATTATTATAACAGAAATGAAATATGTTATTATTTAAATGAAGCATTATTAAATAATAATATTCCAATAAAATGTAATATAAACGATGATAATTTTGTATTCACATCAAATACAAAATTTGATATGATTAATGATAATGAAAGCATATTATCATATTTAGGCTATAATAAAAATTATTACACTAATAAAAACGAATATAAATCAAATAATACACTAAAATTAGGTGATAATATATTTTATCTTGTTATAGAAAATATATCACCAAAACCATTATTTTTAATAGATAATGATAATAATGAAATAAAAAAATTAATAAAATTAAATGATAATTATGAAGTAGATCATTTAATAATTAAATTTTATAGAACACAAAAAGATATAATAAAAAATGATTTAGAATATAGATTCTTTTTTGAAAAAGAACATAAAATAATATTTAATTTTACTTAAAATATCTTAATCTACATTTATTAACTTTTTCATCTGCTAATCTTTTTCTAGTTATATGATCAAATGTTTTTCCTTTTAACAATCTAAGTATAAAATTTATTGAATAAACTCCACATTCAGAATTACCTTTTTGATGTTGTGTTTGATTATGTCTTATATCAATATTATCTAAATTATTTTTTTCAAAATAATTTTTTATTCTTGTAATAAAATCAGAAATACGTTTATCTGGTCTTGATCCATAAGAATCACTAAAATAAACTTGTCCTTTAGATAAATCACAAAAAAGACTTACCCAATGTGAACCTCCTTTATAATGTTCATCTAAATTAAAAATAACACCTATTTTAGTTTTTTTTTCTTTAATAAAATTATTAAAATCCATTGTTTTAAATGGATAATAATCAAGATCATTAAAATCTATAGGAACTGCACCTAGAAATTGAAAATCTGGATATTTATTTTCATATTGAGCTAATGTTTTATTTATATCTAAAGTTGATAACCATTCAAATTTACCTTGTGGACCTTCTGGTCTAAAAACATCATATTCAAGATATTCTTTATCATCTTTTGACATTAGTTCAATAAATTTTTTTTTTATCCAACTACTTTGATTTGAATTTTTAAATCTTTGTTGAAATTCAAATAATAAAAACCTTTTATATTCATTTGGATATAAAGTATCCATTGTATCATCTAATTTTATATTATCATTTATAGAATTATAATTATTATATTCATTATAAGCTTTTGCCATTTTAATTAATAAATTTAATGGTATACAAGAACCATTTTCAAATGATAAATGAGGACCACATTTTCTATCTTTTAAATCTTCAGGTGTTACTTGTTCAACATTAATTATAGGTATTGGTAATTTTTTTATAATAGTTTGTTGTGTCATATAATATATTATTATTAGATAAAAAAGTTATAATTAAATATTTAAACTCATAAAAAATAACTTTATAATATTAATTTATATAATAATGAATAAATCAATATTAATTTATATACAAAAAACAAAAAAAATATATAAAACTGAATATGGAATACCATTTCAATGTGTTGAACTTATAAGAAGATTTTTTTCAACAATTAAAAATGTATCTTTTCCATCTGTTATAGATGCTGTAGAATTTTTTTATAAAATTAATACTTTAACTAATATAAATATTACTTATATATTAAAAACATTTTCATATCCATATGAAAATACATATTCATATTATTTAAGACCAGGATCTATCATTTTTTGGAAATATAAAAAAACATCTTTTCCATACGGACATGTGGCATTAGTACTAGATAGTGATGATAAAATAACAACTATAATACAACAAAATCTAAATCCACCAGTTAAAATATATGATACTAAAATATTATTTGAAAAAATGAATGATCCAAAAAGTAAGTTTTTAGGAATTAAAACTATTCCAAAAAAATTATCAAAAAATATTAATTTAATAAATTATGAAATTATTAAAATATAATTAATTATTTTGTATTTCTTTAATAAAAGATAAATCATCAAAAAAATAAGTTTTATTATTATTATCTATAATCCCTGCTACATCTTTATTTTTATCCCATATTAAATTCATTTTTCTATCTACATAAAATTTTTCATTATCTATGACAAGTAAATCAAATATTTTATATGCTAATTTACTATTCATTGTATTTATATCTGTCTGATTAACTTTTTTTTTCATATTAATAGAATATATTATATTATATATTATTTCATTAAATCAATTTTTATATATTATTTTTTAGTATATTTTTTTCTAATTTTTTCTTCTTTAACTTCTTTAACTTCTTTAACTTCTTTAACTTCTTTAACTTCTATAACTTCTTTATCTTCTTTAATTATATTTTTTTCATTAATAAATATATTTAGTTGATTAATAATTTTATCATTCATTTTTTTAGGTAAATTATCAATAAAATCTTTCCATTTTTGAGCCATATCATTATCACTTCTTAATATTAACACATAATTCCAAATTTGTTGTAATTTAGGAAAAACTTCTTTAAACCATTCTTTATCTCTAGGTATTAAAGTACAATTTTTTTCTAATATTCTCCAATAAATAATTCTATTTAATTTAACATCTTTTCTTTTAGAAATTTTATCAAGTTCATTTAATAACCAATTATCTAATTCAATATTGGACATGTCAACATTAGGTTGATAAATAAATGATGTTTTATCATAAATAATATTATCTGATAATCTTCCATCCTTAATATCATCTTCCGTAATTTTTAGTGGAACAAGTTCAATTAATGCTCCTTTTTCTAAACCAGATTTTTTACTAATAAAATTTTTATCATTACTACTATCTTCAATAAAGTCTTCACGTGTATTATATTCTTCTATATGACATTGAACAAAATCACATTCATCTAAATCACAACATTCAAGTTGTTGTTGCACTTGACACCAATAATAAATTGGACATATTTCTCCTTTTACTTCACCATCATATTTTATTTTTCTAAATAAAGGACATTTAATTTCTAACATTCTACCAACTAACGGTGTAGGAGTTATTCCATCTCTTTTAAATGGTCTACAAATTCCATCGGGACTTGCACCAAGAAAACTATATTGTTCATGACCAAGTAAACCAAACTCATCTACTGTAACATTATAATTATACTCATACATCAATGTAACAACATTTTCGAATTTTTTCCCATGATAACAACTATTATTTGTTTCAAATGTTGAACCAAACACTTTTTTATGAATAAAATTATAAGTTGGTTCATATTTATTTTCACCAAGCACAGCTCCACAATCTGATGCTGTTATTTTATTATTCCTCATATCAAACCATTCTTTAGATCTTTGTTCTGGTAAAACAATATCACGTAGTTTTTCAAATATTTTAGTTCGTCGTTGATATTCTTCTTCTGTTATATCAGAAATAACTATTTCATATGTATTTTGACCACTAATTATTTTATAATTATTTTTATTTGTAAAATTTTTATTTTTTTCATTATTATAATTTAAATTATAATTACTAGCACCAAATTTATTTTTTTTTATAATTAATTTTGATGATAAATCATTTACAAGTGTGTCTTGTTCCATTATATCTAGTTTACTATAGTTTTCGTCATTATTAATAATATTTTCAATATTTTCATATTTATTAATATTATTATCAATAATATATTTTGTATATTTATTTATTATTATATTATAATAATCCATATATTAATATTTTATATATTTTTAATTTTAAATTAAAAAGTATACATGATAAAAAAATTTAATTTTCATTTAACTATATCAGTTAATTGTTTAAACGTAATAACTCTCA